CCCAGTTAGGGGCTATACGTTACCACGTAACCGCATGTATCATGCGGATCGTGATAGATCTCATCGGTTAAGCATAACCTTAACAAATGAGAGAGCCTCCTGAATGTCATTGGCATTCTTGAGGCGGCCGTAGAAGTCAGGATCTAACATCCGCTTCTGCAGGAGCCGGTCACACACGTTGATGAGGTGTAGGACCGGTTTCGTTAAGGGGTCCCCCATGAGGACACCTTGACGAAGGGTGATTTTGTGGATGTCACCATCCACAGACTCACCAAGATCTTCTAGTAGGCCTGAGGCCTTAAAGAAGATCTCACGGGGTTTGTAACAGGTTTCTATTACAATACCCTGTAATACCTTGGGTATACCACATTTGGTCATCCAAGGTACACCGAGGTCTTTTGCTACAACATGCAGCAAAGAGTCGGTTGCATTTTTGTAATCCGTTGAAGATACAAAAATGTCTTCGAAGGTATCTGTACGCTCTACATACCCTTCGAACGTGGTCTCTTCCCTTCTGAGAAGGTGGAAGACCTCATTTCTTTCAATTTCATTGGAAAATGAATTGAAGAAATTCCAGCCATGGTTTGATGCACTCATTCCTGACTGGCTGCTCCGGATCCCTTTTGCTAGGGGTTCGGAGCACAGCTTGCTCACTAGATCGAGAACGATCTTGAGGCAAGCTCGGGCCTTGGTAACACTACGTGCTTTCCCAGGCTCCTTCACCACAGTGAGAAAAGCTTTTCTAAGCTCCACCGGTGGTGTATGGAGAACTCGGTCTAGACAGACCCAGAAGATAAGTTCTCCAACAGTGTCGAAGTCATCTTGGAATTTCCAAGCCTCGACACTACCTGTGTCCAGATTCCTCACGGGAACCTGAGACATAGGGTCTACGCCGCCGATCATTTCTTTGATCTGCTCCGTAGTTCCGCCTTCGCGTCGGGTCTTTTCCCAACACGCGGCGGATGTAACCGTGACTCTCGACTTTGTCGATAGCCCAGTTACAGCGGCAATGGGGAGGTTCTCGATAACCTCCTCAATTGCCATCCGCCTGAGGGTGCGTACTGTGACGCTTTCCTCAGGTGGCTCCAGGGAAACGGTTTGTAAAAAGGTCCGTTTCGCCTGAAGTACGACCAGTGGTGGCGGTGTACCGCAACCCCTGGTCTGAGACAGAACGCCTATTATCAATAGACGCTCGTGTCCCTTGGCTCCTTGAAGGACCTTCCAGGTCCTCCAATGGAGCCGAGACCATTCCATACCTTCGGGTGGTGGTTTGGTCTCACGTTCAAGCAAATCTCTATGAGAAGCTTGCTTGAACCACTTCCGAGTCCACTTAAGTGTGGAGTAGGAAGTACGGATGTCGATTGCCTCTAGAGGCAATTCGCCATCGAGAAACTCGTCTCCCAGTAAAAGAGATAGAGTTCCAAGTATGAACAGGTCGAATCTTTCCCATGTCCATACTTCGGCAGGGTTCGCCAAAAATCTTTGTGCGAAAACCCCGTCAACGGTCTTTAAGAGCTCAATGAGCCTTAAGGATCGTGCACCGCGGTCACGAGTCTTCCACTCGCCCCGCGATATGATCCGTTTCTCCTCTGAGGTCCAGAGGGGATCGGGTCCACCACTAAGGAATCGGTTTAACCGGTTCTTTAGGGTCATGGCCCAGTGTCGAATTTTCGACTCTGGGTCAGCGCACTCTTTCCGGAGACGACGTCCCCAGTGAGTGTGGC